AACAATCTGTTCTCTATTGTTATCTAATATTCTCGTGAACACGGGGGTAAAAACATTGGGAACGGTAAGGAATAATACCAAAAAGACAACGGGCATAGTTTCTCCTACAGTAATTTAGAGACCCACTAACCAACCGATTTGAGTATATCATCAATGCGCTACGTTTTGTCACGCTTTGCTTGATATCTCTCTCGCGTAATCCTAGAATAGGGGCAGTTGCCCTATAAAGCATATTTAAAACCCCCCCCTGTTTTTTAATGTATCTTTGTAGGGCGCATAATTAACCCTTAAAGGAGAGAAGCACATGCCTTTATTCCCGATGCTGGCACCCGAATATTACGATGACCGTGACCGAGGTATAAAGTCTCGCATGGAAGTCTCCTATGCTGAGTCAATTTCTATTAACCAAGCTTTTTGGTCAGAGGCTTCAATTGATACTAGATTTATGGCAGGAGATCAAACTATATATAATGATCTTTACGGTAATGTACCTGCTGCTAGAAGACGTCAGTTTAACTTTAATCGTATCGCTCGTGTTGTTAACATGGTTGATGGGCATCAGCGCCAAAACCGTAAATCAATTATAGCAACTGGCATAGAGAATGCAGATGATGAAACGGCAGATCAGTTTACCAAGGCATTGATGTGGGTTAATCAACAAGAGGGCGTTTTAGAAACAATATCTACCGCTTTTCGTGGGTCATTAATAACAGGCATGAATCTATTACAGGTATGGATGGATTATCGTTCAGATCCAATATCGGGTAATATTCGTGTAGATTCGTGTGCTTATAATACCTTCTTGATGGATCCATTCTTTAAGAAACAAGATCTATCAGATTGTAATTACATCTGGAAGCGCTCTTATCTAACAAAGCGCGAATGCATATCTTTGCTGCCAGATTATGCTGATCAGATTATTGGTCTGTATGGCAATGATAATCGTGATGGTAAGTTCCAGTACCAACCAGAATCATATAATTTCGATATGAAACATCTGTTGACCTATGATGAGTACTACTATAAAGATTACCGTAAGCAAAAAATGCTGGTTGATACTCAGACAGGGGAAGTTCAAGAGTGGCGTGGTCAAGATGAAGAAAAGCTTAAAGAGTTCTTGAGAGCTTATCCTCAGATAACTATGATTGAATCTGAGATACCTACGGTTAAGTTGGCTATCGTTGTTCAGGGCAAGACGATGTATGACGGACCAAATCCAATGGGTATAGACCAATATCCCTTTGTGCCAGTCTTTGCCTATTATTATCCGGAACTTGAATTCTTCCAGTACCGCATTCAGGGAATGGTTAGAACACTTCGCGATCCCCAATACCTTTACAATCGTCGCAAAGTGATAGAATTAGATATTCTTGAGTCTCAAATAAATTCAGGTTGGATATACAAAGAGAACGCTCTCGTTAATCCAAAAGATGTTTTCTTGTCTGGACAAGGGCGGGGATTAGCACTTAAAGATGATGCTCAAATGACGGATGTTCAGCAGATTCAGTCGCCGGCTATACCACCAACAACTATTGAGCTTTCAAGGATACTTGGTCAGGAAATAAGTGAAATATCAGGTGTTAACGAAGAACTTCTTGGCTCTGCTACTGATGATAAAGCAGGTATCTTATCCATGTTACGACAAGGGGCTGGACTTACGACGCTTCAGATCTTATTTGATAATTTGGATAGATCACAAAAGATTCTTGGCAAGATAATGATAGATCTTATACAGGCTAATTTTACACCAGGCAAAATGAAAAAGATTCTTGAAGATGAAGAGCCAACTGATCAGTTTTATAACAAAGCATTCGGTCGTTACGACGCAGTGGTTGAAGATGGTCTTAATACTACTACACAAAAACAGATGCAATTCAGTCAACTTCTTCATCTTAGAGGGGTCGGTGTACCTGTTCCTGATGATGTCTTGTTGAATGCTAGTACTATGCAGAACAAGAAAGAACTTATTGAGGCTATTCAAGCGGCTAAACAACAAGCAGAACAACAACAACAAGCACAAGCGCAATCGGCTATGGATCTACAATCAGCCCAAGCTGAACTCGCTAGAGCTAGAAGCCTTGCTGATGTTGGATTATATAATGAGCGTACATCACGAGTTCAAGAGAATTTTGCTCTTGCTGAAGAAAGGCGTTCAGAGGCTGTTCAAAATGAGAACCAGGCATTGCTCAATCTCGTTAAAGCCATGAAGGAAGTTGAAGGACTAGATTTAGAACATTTGGCTAAGATTGTTGAGTTGCAGAATTTGATAAAAGTTCAGGAGGCGGAGAATCAAGTTTCTAGCAAGACAACCTTAAAAGAACAGACGCCTGAAGAGAAAAAACTTCAAGACCAGCAACTAATACAACAACCTCAACAGCAACCTATGGGGGTGTGATATGAAAAACTATCCCGGTGGGTCAATTGGTGAGTTGGTTCACACAACAAAAAAAGAGTGCACCTCGGAGCAGTGTTGGTGCTCTTGTGTTATGTGTCCTAAGCTCGATACAAATAAAAAGATAAACTTTAAAGAATCAGCAGGGAAGATTACTTATAAGATTAGATCTCTGCAATCACCTAAAGAATATTGGCAGGGCTATGAATTGGCTTTTAAAAATTTGGCTAAAAAAAGTCATTAATAATTTAATCTCTTATCAATCAGGAATGTCTTGATTGGTCGATAGAGGTTTAACCTTGCAGGTAATGCTGCAGTTTCGAAGGAGACACTATGAAAAGACATCATCACTCAATGCACAACGAAGGTCATTATGAAGGCATGGAAGGTCGTCGTACCCAAGAAATGCAAGATGCGGGTATGATCCGAGAAAATCATGCTGCTATTGCTAATCTTCCACAAGAAGTAATGATCAAGCCATGGCCTAGTTCTGGTAATTACATGCCTGAAATGCTTGATGATACTATAGAAGGTGTTAACAAGCAGATTCGTATGGATGACGAGAAACGTAATAAACACTTGGTCCCTAAGAAAGTTTAAAGGGAGAGCATATGGAACATGAACAAGTTATTCATGCACAATTTGTAAGAGCCGGAAAGATTAAATCTGATAATAAAGATCCACGTCGAAATCAAGAGCGCCGTGACTTCAATATGATCAGTGAAGATCATTCTGCTATGGCAAACCTTCCACGTATGGCTCAGCATTATGAATTTCCTAAAGAAGGTGGCTATTTTATACCTATGTGGGATTAATTATGCCAGCTATGTGTCGCCCAAAGGGTAAAATAACAAAAATAGCTTGGTCGGTTATGGGTAAACCTATAAACATGATTGATGACAAACGTAAAAAAGATAACTATATTGACAAGCGTTTGCGTTTTGAAGAAACATCTTTTGAGCGTTAATTATTAGGCTTTCTCCAAGGCTCTAGTTTGACTCCTCGTTCTAGGGCCTTGGTCTATAAAAAAGGAAACGATATGAGCAAAAAAAAAGCCACTAAGAAAAAAGTTATAAAACATCTTAAGGGTGATATTGAGACTTTTAAGCATGAAGCACATGAAGATAAAGAACTCATCAAAGAATTAAAGCATAAAAAGCCTTCTAAGAAAAAAAGGAAGTAATCATGAAGTGTAGTAAATGCAAAGGCAAATGCCGCTGCAAGAAGGTATAATTATGCCAAAGCTAAAAAGATCAGCACCTAAAAAGGCTAAGAAGAAAGTTATTAAGCGCGAAATGCACAAATTCAAAGAGGGCGACCTGCATTCCGGCTCTAAAAAAGGACCTATTGTAACTAACCCCAAGCAGGCGATTGCAATAAGTCTTTCTGAAGCTGGAGTGAGTAAAAAGAAGAAGCCTAAGAAGAAAAAGAAATAAAAGTTCTTGCATGAAATAAGCCCTCTTGCGAGATATCTGTTAATACAACCGAAGTTCCTCTTGTTTTACTACAAGGGGAATTTTGGTATAGTTACGCCTATAAAACCCTTATAGGAGTAGTAATGACGAAAGAAACCGTCGGCAAAGTAGCTGTAGACTTGATGAGCAAGCAGCCGGACACCACATCTCCTGTTGAACAAATGCAAGAACAGCTCAGTGAATATGATCAAAATATATGGGAATGCGTCGCCACACATAAGAAGATATTTGATACAGACTTTTATGTGGTGGTTATAACCAAGAACGAAAAGCTTCTATCTAACACATTTAGGTGTTATTTTTTTGGTCGTTTATCGTGTCCCACCCCTGATTGGGACCAAACAGTTTACAAATACAAACGCAAAGACAATCAACTCGTTTTCATGTGGGTTATTCCATCTAAGCCAGCATGCGAACACTTATTGATTAATAAACATCTCGTTGTTGCATCTGAAAAAAAGCTTCTAGAATTTGTTATACGGTTCTATGATGGGACATTAGAAATGTTCGCTAAAGAATTGAATGGCGAGAAAGCAGATAGCTCAGAATTAGAAGATTTCACCTTTAAAGGATAGTAATGAGTTTTGAAATTAAATATAACAAAGACGGTGAAGCTATTAAGCAACCAGAAGTATTAGCTAGCATTGAAGATCAAATTGAACAAGTTTCAA